TGACACGTGTTAATGGACGTTCTGAGTTTTAGGAGTTAACATGGCTAGACAAGAAAGATCAAGAAAAAGCACAATCACTAATTCTATAAAAACAATGGAGTCGGCTAGTAAAATAATTCAACCGCCTTTTGCTTTAAAAGATTCTGAAGCTAAATATTTTCAGTGGATTGTTTTGGCTCGTGAATATGAGACTTGGTCTAACAATGACAAAGTAATTGCTGCTAATCTAGCTAAAACTTATGTTGCTATTGACGAACTTTGGGCTGAAATTGATGCAGAAGGTTACTCATCTGAAAACCAACGCGGCGCCACTGTTGCTAATCCTAAACTATCTGCGCTAAACGCTATGACCGGTGCTATGCAATCTCTAAATAAAACTTTAGGTTTGTCGGCCAGTCAACGTGGTTTATCTGGTGCGAAGCAAGGTAATAGAAATTTAGCTGAACAGCAGGCTCGAGTAGTTATAGAAAAGATTTCAGATAACGATTTAATACCTAGACTTCAGGCTTAAAAGTGACTAGAGGCAATAAAGTCATCGCGTTTATTCATAGGTACTGTTTAGTGCCGGAAGGTAAACACGTCGGAAAGCCTATCGTGCTTGACCCGTTTCAGAAAAAGTTTATTCTTGAAATCTATGACAACCCTGTCGGTACGCGAAGAGCGTATTTGTCCATTGCTAGGAAAAACGGTAAAACTGGTTTAATCGCTGGAATTGTCTTGGCTCACTTGGTTGGTCCCGAGGCGAAGCAGAATAGTCAAATCATATCAGGCGCTCGGTCACGTGATCAAGCTGCGCAGGTGTTTAACTATGCTTCAAAAATGGTAATGTTGTCCTCTGAATTATCTGATGTTGTGCGTATTATTCCGTCTGGTAAGAAATTAGTAGGGTTACCACTTAACGTAGAGTTTAAAGCCTTATCAGCAGAGGCGAAAACAGCGCATGGTTTGTCCCCAATTGTGGCTATTCTTGACGAAGTTGGTCAGGTTAGAGGGTCTCAAGATGATTTTATTGACGCAATAACAACTGCTCAAGGCGCCCATGATGCTCCGTTATTGATGGCCATTAGCACTCAGGCAGCAGACGATGCTGACCTTTTTAGCGTTTGGATAGACGATGCACTTAGTTCTCATGACCCAAAGATAGTTTGTCACCTCTACGCTGCTAAGCCAGAGGCTGATTTGCTAGATAAAGACGGGTGGCGAGACGCGAATCCTGCAATGGGTACCTTTAGATCAATAGAAGATTTAGAGGAACAGGCCAAACAGGCCGTGCGCATGCCGTCCAGTGAAAACACGTTTCGCAACCTTATGCTTAATCAGCGAGTAAGTACTGTCTCGCCATTTATATCTCGTGATGTTTGGAAGTCGTGCGGAGGCGCTGTGTTAGATTTTGCCGACACCGATGTCTACGCAGGGTTAGACTTATCTGGGCGTACTGACCTAACAGCTCTTATAATTACTGGTAAAATTAACAACGTCTGGCATACTAAAGCCTACTTTTGGACACCGGAAAAAGGCTTAATCGATCGCTCTAAGCGTGATAGACAGCCCTATGACACGTGGGTGAGACAAGGTTATATGCAGACGACACCCGGCCACACGGTAGATTATGAGTACGTAGCGCACGATATTGCTGCAATATTAGAGAATTTAAACGTAAAATCTGTAGGATATGACCGTTGGCGCATTGATTTAATGCGTAAAGAATTAGATAAAATTGGTGCAACTTTACCTTTAATTGAATTCGGTCAAGGGTATAAAGACATGTCAGGCGCTCTTGACGCGTTAGAATCAGAACTATTAAATAAAAGAGTTGCGCACGGGAATAATCCAGTTTTAACAATGTGTGCCTCAAATGCGGTTGTATCAAAAGACCCAGCAGGGAATAGAAAGTTAGATAAAGCTAAAGCGACGGGTAGAATAGACGGATTAGTTGCAATGGCGATGGCGTTCGGCATGGCTGCAAACTACGTTGATGACTTTGACGAAGAGTCTTTTAACGATTTTCTGGCGAAGCCGATAGGGAAATAGAAATGGCAACATTTTGGTCTGGCATGTGGTCTAAGCTAATAGGTGGGACGACGACTGAGCGCAACGTTGGCACTCAGTATCCACAACCTGCTTATTCTACTGATTCTGCTGTAGCAGTGACTGAAGACACAGCGATGCAGGTTTCTGCGGTTTGGGCCTGCGTTAGGCTCTTATCTGAGACTGTGTCTAGTTTACCTTTTAATGTGTACGAAAAACAACAAAACGGCCGTAAGCTAGCTGATACGTTTTATTTTCAGCAGTTAATGAATAAAAAACCTAATCGGTATCAGACTCGGCAAGAGTTTTTTGAGACAATGATGCTCAATTTAACTTTGCACGGTAATGCTTACGCGAAAGTTCAGAGGATTAACGGCAAGGTCACATCACTACTACCTATGATGTCGGCTCAAGTAGAAGTTAGGTTAGCTGCTGATGGCGCTGTTATTTACGAATATACTAGAGATAATCAGGTTGAGTTCTTGGCAGAAAAATCAGTTTGGCATCTAAAGTTATACGGCAACGGCATTGTTGGTAAATCACCTTTAGCTTTTGGTAGAAATTTGATTGGCGTGGCACAAGCAGCGGAAAGCGCTGTAACTAAAATCTATTCTAACGGTGGCAAACGATCTGGCGCTTTAGTGTTGGATAAATTACTGACACCTGAACAGCGCGATCAGATTAGAAAGAACTTTGGTTCTTTGACTAGCAATACTGATGATCGCTTATTGGTGCTTGAGATGGGCATGAAGTTTGACCCCATTGCAATGTCACCACAAGATATTGAACTTCTGGCCTCTCGCAAGTTTCAACTAGAAGAAATCTGTCGTTGGTTCGGCGTTCCATCTATTTTGGTTAATGACACAAGCGGGTCAACTGCATGGGGTTCTGGTATTGAACAACTCGTAAGTGGCTTTTATAAATTAAATTTACGACCTTACCTTGAGCGAATCGAAGCAAGCATTCAAGCCAATTTATTTAGCGAAGAAGAAGCTTTAAAATATGAGGTTGAATTTGATTTTGAGGGTTTGCTACGTTCTGATTTAAAATCAAGATTAGAAGGCTACAGGACGGCGATTGCCGGGAGCATTTTAACCCCAAATGAAGTTCGTAAGATTGAAGGTTGGTCATCGATGCTTGGCGGTGATAGTTTATTGTCACAGGTAAATATGTCTCCGTTAAATGAATTAGGAGCGCGACAAAATGAAACACAAATTACTCAACCTTGACGCGACTAGCGTTAAGTTTTACGAAGGAAGACAAGGCGTCTTTTCTGGTTATGCTTCAGTTTTTGGTGGGGTTGATAGTTACGGCGACACCATTTTTGCAGGCGCATATGAAAAAACTCTTACAGAACGTGATCGACCTGTCCAAATGCGTTGGAACCATTATGGTGAAATAATCGGCAAATGGACTCGTATGGAAGAAGATTCTACAGGTTTATATGTCGAAGGTGAATTAACCCCCGGTCACTCTAAAGCGCAAGACGTATACGCAAGCTTAGTGCACGGCGCAATCTCTGGCATGTCAATTGGCTATAAACCTAAAAAGTTTTCTGATAACGCGCAAGGCGGTTATGATTTATATGAGATTGACTTAGTGGAAGTGTCTGTTGTTGAATCACCGGCTGATTTAAACGCACAAGTTAATCGTATTAAGTCTGACGTAGATGAGTTTCAGACTTATAAAGAATTTGAAGACCTTCTGAGAGAGTCAGGTGGGTTGTCAAAAAGCGATGCTCTTTGGGTAGTTGAGGGCATTAAACGGCTATCTCTTGGTGAGCAAGGGAAAACGTTAGCAGTAAAAGAAAGTGAAGTATCTGACGAGGCTATTAAATTAGCTTTTTATCTTGCTCAACTTAGGAGTCAATCATGAGCGATCTTATTATCAAAGCTGTCGAAGACGGCATCAAATCAGTAGAAACAAAGTTAGGCGCACAGTTAAATGCGGCTGTGGAAAAGTACGAAGGTCAAGTTGCGCTTAACGGTAAAGCTCAAGAAGAAATCCGTGCAGAGGTTAAATCTCTTGCTGAAGATTTCAATCGTAGCATTACTGAGGTTGCCCAGAAGATGGAAAATCACAGTAGTTCGGCTGCCGCTTCTTATTCTGCAGGTGAAGAGTTTGTCAAATCAGAGGCTTTCGCAGCTTTGGTTACTGGTCAAACTCAACGTGCCCGTTTGGACATTAAGGCAACTGTTACATCTGACAGCACCACTACTTTCCCAACGCAACGCCCGGGTGTCATCCCTGGCAACTTCTTGCCTTTGACAATTCGTGAATTATTTACACAAATCCCTGTCACTAGCAATTTAGTAAACAGCTTGCGTGAAGCCTCATTTACTAACGCAGCCGCTGAAGTCGCACAAGCCGCTGCCAAACCTGAGTCATCAGCAACTTTTGAACAATACAATGTGCCAATTACGACAGTGGCTCATTGGATTAAAGTGTCAAACCAGTTATTGGCTGACGCTCCTGCAATCGTTGCATACATTGATTCTCGTGCTCGTGATGGTTTGGCTCAACGTATTGATGCCCAACTCTTAAACGGCAATGGCACACCAC